CAGTCCTGGGCATGCTGATTGCCCTCCACGGATTCGCCGGACAGGCGACGTTCTCCAGCGGGACGTTCTCCAGCGCAATGTCGGGGGCTACGGCCCCCTCAGCCAATCTGGCCTCAACTGAGTCCGAGGTCTGCGGCAGCCTGCCGAACTACGACTCCACATCCGCCGAGGCTGTTGGGGCCGGGTTCGACTGCTACTTCACGCCGCTTGCGGCCACGGGGAATCCCGACTAATGCGCTTGCTGGCTCTGTTTGTCCTGGGCTGTGTTTCGGCGGCGGCTCAGATTTCTAACGTCGAGATGATCGCGATCGAGGACGGCGCGGTGTCGCTGCGGTTCGACACGGCGAGCGGGACGCGCGTGCGCGTGGCCTACGGCACGACGACCTCGGGGCCTACTGACTACCTCGGCTACGCCACAGAGAACGGCACTGCCAATGGTTGGGCTATCGGCGGCCTGGAGCCCGGAACTACCTACGAGATCCGGCCCGAGTACTACAACGGCTCGTGGCAGACGGGGTACAGGTGCGACACAGACGGGGGGCTCGACCTGACGCCGAGCATTTCGTCTACTGGCTCCGCGGCGTGCCCCACGGACACCATTCAGGTGACCACAGAGGCCGCAGGGAGCAAAACGCCCACGGCCCCGAGCGGTTACCCCACGCCGTCGATCCCGGACTTCTCGTCGGCGTCTCGGACGCTCACGGCGTCCACCTGTGCCGACCTTCGGACGCACGTGATCGACCTAGAAAACGACACGGGCGACGGAAACATCGAGGTCATCGAAATGCCGGGGGGTACGAGCCTGGATTGTCCCGATTGGGCTTCCACGGCCACCCAGACGAACACGGATCGTATCTGGGTTATCTCTGACGCCGCCGATGAAGACTGCCCGCCCGAGGGCGTGTCGATCGACCCAGCGTATTCGGATTGCTACGTCACGCTTCGAGGGCCGGTAACCGGCTCTATTCAGGACGGGACGCACGACGGTCTGTACTACTACCGGGTCAAGTTCGCCCGGCGCACCATTGACTCCGGGGACTGGTCGGATGTGGCGGCGATATCCAGCGTCGCCGACAACTCGACGAAGCTCGACGTGACTACCTCCGCCGCGCACGGGATCACAACGGGCGGAGACCCGGACAGAATCCTGGTCGTAATGTGCGAGGAGACCGGGGCGACCACGCTCAACGGCGTCTGGCAGTACGACGCCGCGAGCGGGACGAGCATCACGCTGACGGTAGACGACGACGGGAATAACGCTGCGGGCAAGGTCTGTACGAACGGCTACGTGGTCCAGGACCCGGAGTGGAATGTCTCGACACACCTTGTCTCTCAATTCACCGGGGCAAACGATTACGGGTACTACCAGTGCCTATTCGAGGCCAACTTCCCGACCCGTCAGGCCACGATGCTGCAAAGCCGAGGGACCGATTGGTACGTCGCTCATAGCTGGTTCGACTTCGGGACGTGGACGATGCTCGTTAGCGGGGCAGCCGACCGAGGTCCGCAGCCAGCCGTCTCCCAGGTGATGGAGGTCGCGGTCAAGGTAGACAACGCCTCCAGGTTCCTGATCCAAAACACAAAGTTTCGCGGGATGGGCCTCGCGTCGGTATTCCGCGACAGTGCCCAGGCGACCACTCAAGACGCTTTCTTCGACAACGTGTGGCACCAGATGCCGTCAAGCCGTGTCGATGTGGACGGGAACAACGGGGCGGACCAGATCGACGATGTGGTAGTCCCCGGACGCCACGGAGGCCCCGAGCTGAAAGTCTGCCAGGAATGCAAGTTCGACGGGATGATGTGCACCGGCTACCCCGCGGCGGCCTTCTCGGATAACACGATAGCGGACTGTCTATTGCTTCGGGCGGGTGCCGGTGATTCCGGCGCCATGACCGGCCTGGGCGGAACCCGCGACATCGACATCGACAACGTGGCGGCCCACAACATGCCGCAGAACATCACCCTGGAGGGGTCAAAGAACAGCAGTGTCGGCAAACAAACCTCGATCGAGGGGCGCTTCGACATCGACAACATTCTAGGTAGCGGGCTAACTAACAAGCTCGAAACCGACCACCAGATGAACGCGGGCAACTACGGCGGGCGGCTGTTCCAAATCGGCGGCATCGTCAACCGCATGAGTATCAGCAACTTCACGTCGTACAAACCCACCGGCGACGAGGCCACGTTTGAGCTTGGCGACGCCCAGATGGGACTGTTCACCATTGAAAAGGGCGTCGTGGCCGGACCCACGGGACAAGGTTTCCTCAAGCGCGCAATTTCCCTGAACGTCAACCCGGCCAAGGGCACGACCTCTGCGGACCAGTTTGCGACCGCCGCCCGCCCGTTCGGCGCCACGTCAGTGATCGACGACGTAGTGGTCACGACGGGCCTGGAGGACGGCAACGCCGACGCCTACGCCACAGCCTCAGACGCAGCCGACAAGGTGGATGCAACCGAGGCTGACGCCGATCTGAACGGAACAGACTACGACGTTACCGACTACCTCGTGGAAGGCACGGGAACCGGAACCACGGTCGCCTCGGACATCGACGACCTGGGGCTCGGCTCGGAGTGGGAGTACTCGGGCGACGGCGTGAGTAACGGCGACATTGCATCCGGCGATGAGGGCGTGGACGGCGTAGCGCTGAAGGAAGCGCTCGGCATTCTTCGCCCCTACACGGGTGAGAGCGATGTGGTGGCGCTGGCCCGCTCGGGCGATACGGGCATCCGTTTCCGCTTCCGCATGACTGACACATCGACCGACACCTATCTCCGCTACCGCGAGGTGGATGGGGCGTGGTCGCGACAGACTTGCGCGGCGGGAGCCTCCAAGGATCGCGAATGCACGCTGACTGGGCTCACGGCTGGAACGAGGTACGAGTGGTGGCTTGAGACGCCTTCGATGGTGGTGCGCGGGCGCTCGACGCCGGGGAGATAGTTCATGAACGGGATTCTCGCAGCAATGAAGGCGGTATTCGGGGCCGAGGAGACCAAGGTCTTGGCCGAGGGTCTCGTCGCGACGATTCGCGGGATGAGAGACCGAAAGCAGAAGCTCGGGGCGATCGAGATGGTTGCCTCCGTGAAGAAGTTCGAGGCGGGGCTGTTTCTCGACATCCTCAACTCGGTAGAAGGCGACTCGATCCCCAAGGGCGAAGTTATGGCGATGTTCGCCGCGTCCAACCAGTTCACCTGGGGGCTTGTGCAAGAGGTTTCGGACGAGGACGGGGAGTAGACGAAATGGGACTGATCCGCAAAATCAAACGCAAGCCGGTTCGCAAGGTCAAGGCGGCCATGATCGCAGCGGCGATATCCGGCCCCCTGATTGCGGCCTTCGGCTACTGGGGCTTGGACCTCGACGACGAGCAAGCGCGCGCACTGGCGAACGCTATCGCGCTCCTGGTCGTCTCGGGTATCCCGGTCGTCACGGCATGGAAGACCAGACAATCCGAGGACGACATTGAGCCCACGGATGTGGTCGAATGAGTCCATGTATCCAATCCTCGTGCTCTGCGCGATACTCTCGGGCGGGACGATCAATATGAGCGGCCCGGTCTCATCCTTCGACGCTGAGGCCCGCTGGCCTGTCGCCTGGGCGGAGATCGACCACGTAGAGGGCGGCTGGGCGAACGACCCGCACGACATCGGCGGCGAGACCTACCGGGGGATCGTCAAGAAATGGCACGCCAAGAAGCACTTTCCCGAGTGGGCCAGGGGCGAACGCCTACCGACAGACGCCGAGGTTGAGTGGTTCTACCGAGCGGGGTACTGGGAAGGGCTGACCGGCCCGATGATTCCGTTCTTCTCCGATCGCATGGTCCGGGCATATATCGGCGTCCTCATCAACGTCGAGGACCCCAACTTCAGGACGAAGTGGCCGCCGAGTGAAACCCTGAAGCTCCTGCAACTCTCCCTGAATGTCTGCGGAGCCGATCTAGCGGTCGATGGGGAGCTTGGAGACCAAACCCTCCACGCGCTCGCCGCAGCCGACGAGGGGAGACTGTACGACGCCTTTCGGGCCGCTTACCTGGGCCGCCTAACCAAAAGCAAGACCTGGGGCCGCCATAAACGCTCCTGGGCACGACGAGTAAGGACTGTGGCCTGATGACCAACAAGACCCCCCGGCTGCCCGAGGCAATACCCGCAATGACCATACCTATAACCAAGAAGCGATCGGTGTCCATCCCGAGCATTCAGACCCATCGCCTTTTGGCTGTTGTCGGGTTCTGCGTCGTCTATGTGTTCCTCGGACATACCGTGGTTGCCCAGTCGATCGTCCGCGATCAACAAGGGCGTACCGACAGAGTGAATCAGAGGGTGGATGAGGCCGTGCGCGACCTGTCAGCGGTCATGCGCCAACTCGCCGCCCACGAGTCCACTATCGGACACCCCGAGATGGCCGCCAGGGTGCTCGCCCTGGAGAGCAAGATGGAGCAGTCTCAACTAGAGATCGCTACGTTTCGCGGACAGTTCCTCGGGGGCGGGGTTTTGGCTACGGCGTTGATTGCCGGGCTTCAGATCCTTGGATTGCTAGGGGTTCGGCTGAACAAGCTAACTCCATAGCGCTCGCCCTCTTCCGGTTCTGGGTCTTGAGGGCTGCGGGACTCGCGTGGCTCGTCGTTGGGCTTCGGCTGGCGTTCCACCCGCGCGTGGTCTCCTACGACACGGGGCTGATGGGCGTGGCGCTGATCCTGGCCGGGCTCCCGATGGTTACGCCCATGTTCGTTCACGGCGACGCGGCCAGTCTGTTTCGGGCGATCGTCTCCGGGCTTTCAGCGGTTGCGCTGGTCGGGTCGCTGGCGATGGGCAGGCGCGAGTACTGAGCCCAGCTTGACCATAATGTGGGCACGCTGTACGATTGCTCTATAAATGGTTAACAGGATCGTCGCCCACGGGGAGGAGTCGCCAGCCGCATTAGTGGCGAACCCGGAGAATTGGCGCAAGCATCCAAAGGCCCAACGGGCGGCGCTCGGCGGCATCCTCTCTGAGGTTGGCTGGGTCCAGTCCGTTATCGTCAACCAGCGCACCGGGCGGCTAGTAGACGGCCACCTGCGGGTTGAGGTCGCGGCGGCCAACGGGGAGGATATGGTCCCGGTCGCCTATGTGGATCTCAGCGAGAACGAAGAGCGGGCCATTCTCGCCACGCTCGACCCCCTGGGGGCGATGGCCGACAAGGATCGCGAGCAGCTTTCGGCGGTTCTTGAGAGCATCGAATCCGACGACAGCCTAGGAGCCGTGCTCTCGGCGGTAGCCGCAAAGAACGGCGTCGAGTATTCGATACGGGAAGTCGCCCCGCCCACGGCCAAGAAAACATCAGACGAAGAGCTAGCCGACCTCCTGAAGAAATGGGAAGTGAAGACCGGGGACCTATGGTCCGTGGGCAGGCATCGCGTCAAGTGCGGGGATAGTACGGACCCCGAGGCTGTAGCCGCGCTGCTGGACGGAAAGCGGCCTGGGATGATGGTGACAGACCCGCCGTATGGGGTTAGCTATGACGCCACCCAGCGCCCAAGAAGTAGTTCGCATGGCAAAGTGACGAACGACGATCGAGCCTCGTGGGGCGAGGCGTGGGAGCACTCCCCGGCGAAGGTCGCGTATGTCTGGCACGCAAGTGCGCTAGTCTCCGCTACCGCAGATGCGCTCAAGGCTAGCGGCTATGAGATGCGCGCACACATCATTTGGAGGAAGCCTTTCCTCATACGAGGGCGGGGGCATTACCACTACCAGCACGAGTCTTGCTTCTACGCAGTTCGCAAGGGCGCAAGCGCTGGCTGGCGGGGGGATCGGACGCAATCGACCGTCTGGGATATCGACCACAACCAGCCAATTGACGAGAAGACTCCGCACAGCACCGAGAAGCCCGTCGAGTGTATGGAGCGCCCGATCCGCAATCACTCCGGCGATGTTTACGATCCGTTCCTCGGCAGCGGCACCACGCTCATCGCCGCCGAGCGACAGAACCGCACCTGCTACGGCCTGGAGATCGAGCCCAGGTATGTGGCACTGATCCTCGATCGATGCTTGTCGGCGGGGCTGGAGGTTAAGCGTGGCTAAGGGGCAAGAGGGGCTGAGGCCCGCCGACAAGCGGCACCCGCTGACGGCCCAGGCGCTGGAGAAGCGCACCCGAGCCCTCGAACTGCGCCGCGCCGGGCTGACGTACCGCCAGATCGGGGAGCAGATCGGGTTAAGCTCCACGGCGGCCTGGAAGCACGTCAAGACCGGGATTGACGCCGCCCGAGCGGAGATCGCCGAGACTGGGGCCGAGGTGTTGGAACTAGAGCTTGACCGACTCGATGGGATGCTTCGGGCTCTCTGGCCGAAGGTCCTGGCCGGAGACACGGACGCGATACGCACATCCCTGCGCGTCCAGGAGCGCCGCGCTCGATACCTAGGACTCGACCAGGCCGACAAGCTCGAGGTGTCCGGGCCGGGCGGCGGCCCGATCCGCACGACGCACGAGATCCACGCCGAGCTACTGGAGAAGGCCAACCGGCACGCCGAGGCGCTGGAGATGGAGGCAGACGCGAACGGCGTTTACGTGAACGGCAACGGGGCCAACGGGGTGAACGGGCATGGATGAAGAACTTAAGACCGTAGAGGACTTCTGGCGCGATCTGGTCGATGGATGTACGTACTACGACGTGCGGACTTCTCGGAAGCTGGAGGACGGCGCAGCAAGAACCCTAGTCCGTATCGGACTGGACCCACTGAGGAGCAACACCGTTGCCCATGCCAAGGCGGCCATGCGGGCGGCTGATGTAGCGATCGATTGCAGGGGGCGATTTGAGGGCATGGGCGACCCGTTCGATCAGCCGGTAGAGTACAACCAGGAAGAAGAGGGCCTTCCAGATTGGGCGGCAGGAGCACTGCTGGGCCTCATCGTGGGGCTCTTCTTGGCGGCCTTCATAGTGGGAGGCGCAAGTGGATAGGATTCTCACCGGCCTGCTCGTCCGCCTCTACGTCTCTGGCGAGTGGGGCTTCTCGGCTGTCGTCTACGCCCTGCTGGCGGTCGTGGCGCTGGTGAGCCCGGATAGGTCCTGCGACTGGGCGGCGCGGTACGAGGCGTGGCGGTGAGCAATATCGCGCTCCTCATGCTTTCCCCGACTGGGCATCTCTGGCAAGCTGACCATATCGTCCCCGTCGTTGAGGGCGGTGGAGAGTGCGGATTGGAGAACATCCGCACGCTCTGCACTAGCTACCACAAGTCCGAGACAGCCAAGCTCCGCAAGCGGATGGCGGGCAAACCGGAGGCGGCTTGAACCTCTCTCCCCTAGAGGTCGTCGCTCGACTCCCGCCCTCCGAGCGGGCCGGGTTCATCGAATCCCTCCCGCCTGATGTCCTGGCGCGCCCGTGGCGCTTCACCGCCCGCCCGAATCAAGTCCTCCCGCCTGGGGACTGGCCCGTCTGGGCGATCGTCACCGGAAGAGGCTGGGGCAAGACTCGCAGCGCCGCCGAGGGGGTTATCGACTGGGCGCAGCAGAACTACCCGCGCATCGCCCTCGTAGGCCGTACAGCCGCCGACGTGCGCGACACGATGGTCGAGGGCGAGAGCGGAATTCTGGCGTGCTCCCCTGTGGACTTCCGCCCTCGCTACTACCCGAGCCGCCGTCTCTTGGTCTGGCCTAACGGAGTCGAGGGCCACACCTACTCGGCAGAGGAGCCCAAGTCCCTGCGCGGGCCGCAGCACCACAAGGCCTGGTGCGACGAAATCGCGGCCTGGTTCACGAACGACAAGGACGAACTCTCCCCCAAGTCGGCGAAGCGGGCGGTAGCGGCCTGGGACAACCTCCAGATGGGGCTGCGGCTCGGGGATACGCCGCAGGCGATCGCCACAACGACCCCGCAGCCGGTCTCCCTGGTGCGGAAGATCCTGGCGGACCTGGCGAACCACGTCACGCGCGGCCACATGGACGACAACCGGGGGAACCTCCCGGCGAAGTTCCTGGCCCACATGAAGGAGAAGTACGGCGGGACTCGGCTTGGGCGCCAGGAGCTAGCCGGGGAACTGCTGAGCGACGTGCCCGGCGCCCTATTCACGCGGGATCGGATCGACGGGCCTAGGGTCAGGATCAAGCCGGACCTCCATGCGGTCGTGATCGCCGTCGATCCAGCCGTCACGAAGACCGGGGACGAGACCGGGATCGTAGCGGCGGGGCAGGGGATGGATGCGCGCGGTTACTTGCTGGAAGACCTCTCGGCGAACCTATCGATGCAGGGCTGGGGACAGCGGGCGGTGGGCGCGTACTACAAGCATCAGGCCTGCATGATCGTCGCGGAGCGGAACAACGGCGGCGATCTGGTCGAGCAGAATATCCGGCTCATAGATCCGAGCGTGCCGGTCCAAACCGTCTGGGCCTCGCGGGGCAAGGTCAAGCGCGCGGAGCCGGTTGCGCTGCTCTACGAGCAAGGCAAGGTCTCCCACGTCGGCGAGTTTGACCAACTCGAAGACGAACTCTGTCTATTCACCCCCGAGGGGGGCTTCGCCGAGTCTCCCAACCGGGCCGACGCGCTGGTCTGGGCGTTCTGGAAGCTGTTTATTGAGCAGCAGGAGCAGCAGTTCACGGGGGCCCGACTACCTGAAACGCAGATGATCTCTCCGGTATGACGAAGCCCTACACAAACTACGACCGAGCCAAGCGGGCGAAGTGGCGACGCGAGCATAGCCCGTGCCTCTATGCGCGTCTGCGGGTCGTCCTGGTTCTGGTTGCGGCGGGCTTGGCCACGGGAGGTCTCCTGAGTCTCCTGGACTCAGCATGGTCGATCCTCCCGATCCTGGCGACTGACTGCGCCGTGGCGAACTGGGCCGCCGTCCGTCTGTGCCGGATAGACGACGACGAGCGAGGCGGCGCCCTGTGACCCAGCAAGACCAAGTACTCCGAGCCGTCTTGCGAGGATACGGGACGGCGCCCGACATCGCCAAGGCCCTCGGGCTCGACAAGCGCGCGACTTCGACCTACCTGATAGCCCTTGAGCGGGCCGGTCGTATCGAATGCACCGGGATGCTAGGCCGCACCAAGGTCTATCTGATCCCCACCAGACGAGCCGGGCATCCTTGCCAGAGGCCGCGACAATCCCCCTCGTGAAGGCCCCGGAACCCCTTAAGCGCGTAGCCCGGAGTCTCCTGGCGGAAGAGTTCCGCAATATCCGCTCTGACCACTACGCCCAGGAAAGCTCGATTGCGGCCCTACGGGAGCAGATCGCAACTCAGGGGTGGATGCAACTTGGGGCGGGGACCGACTCGTTCGGGCACTCCGATCTCAACCGGCTGATCCCGCTGGCTCGCGCGTGTGCGATCAAGCATCCGATGGTCGTACGCGGCCTCGCCGTGCGCGGCTACTATGTCTGGGGACAGGGGTTCAAAGCGACCGCAGACGGCGACGCAGCCCAGAAGGCCGTAGACGATTTTCTCGGCGACAAGCGAAACCGAAGCCAACTATCCGGCCATCAAGCGCGCATCACGCTCCAGCGGGAGCGCGACACCACGGGCAACGTGTTCTTCGCGCTCCACGGCAAGAACAAGGCTGGGACCGGACTCCCGATCCCCCAGGTCCGCTCCGTCGAGTTTGAGCAGGTCAAAGAACTGATCCGCGATCCCGACGACTCGGCGTCGATCTGGTTCTACCGGCGAGAGCGCGAAGTAGCCACGGATCTCGGCGGCCAGACGAACAAGACGCTCAACACCTGGCATCCCACGCTGGACTTCCTTCGGGAGAAGGGCAACGCCCGCCCTAAGACGATCAAGGGCTCGGAGGTCCTGTACGACGTTCCAATGGTTCACCTTCGGGCGGGCGGATTTGACCACTGGGACTGGGGTATCCCGAAGGTCTACCCGGCTCTGGACTGGGCGCGCGCGCACACCCGTTTCCTGTCGTCCTGGGACGCCGTGGTCCAGGCGCTCGCCCGCTTCGCTGCCCAGGTCACTGGCAAGGGCGCGAAGCCGACCGACGTAGCCGGGGCTAAGGGGCTGTTCGATACAACGCTGGATACGACCTCCAGCGAGACGAACCCGCCGCCGCCCGCTGGGTCGCTGTTCGTCACGTCCGACCAGTGGAAGTACGAGCCGATCAAGGCCAACGGAATGGCCGTGGACGTTGAGGACGCCAAGGCGTTCCGGCTCATGATCGCCGCCGCTTTGGACGTTCCCGACCACATCCTCTCAGGCGACGTAGATCAAGGCAACCTCGCGACCGGTAAGACGCTCGATCGACCGACCGAGTTGGCGATGCAGAACGAGCAGCAAGCCTGGGCCGAGGGGCTAGAGGATATTCTGGCGTGGGCGGTAGACCCCGCGATGAAGAGCGAGAAGGCCGCCGAGGTCTCCATCACCTTCCCGCCAATCCTGGAGGCCGATACCGCCGCGATCCTCGCGGCTATGACCGAAGCGCTGGGCGTCGAGATCCCGGCCTCGCTCCAGGGCGGGGAACTGGCGATCTGGGAGGAGATCCTAGAGACCGCTGGATTCGCCGAAGCCGAGAAGATCCTGGCCGCATCCTTCGACTCCAAGGGCGACCCGAAGGCCAGGACCGAGCGAGAGGCGCGGCTCCTGGAGATCGTCAAGCGGGCGCGGCGTGACTGACCGGGAAATCCTGCTAGAGGCCGAGACCAAGGCCTTTCGCGGCGAGGTCGCCTCGGTCTTCGCGGCCCAGGCTGAAGCCCTCATCGCCGAACTAAGACAGTACGAGAGTCGATTCGCGACCGAGGGGCCGATCCGGGACCGGGAGTACGAGTCCGCCCTGGACGCCGCGCTCGCGGAGACGAACGAGACGCTGGCCGAAGCCTTCGGAGTCCACGCCGGGGAGGCGATGGCGCTAGGGGGCGCGGCGGCGATCACCGAGCTACAGCTTTCGGTGGAGTTCCGATTCGACCTGGAGAACCCGAGGGCCGTTCGCTATCTGGAGCAAGCGGGCGCCCGGATGGTGACCGCCGTCTCGGAGACCACGAAGGGCCGGATACGCCGGGTGATCCTGGAGGCCTTCGAGGATGAGGTCTCCTGGAAGGAACTTGCCAAGCGGATTCGCACCGGCTTCCGCAACATGGGAGCGCGCAAGCCTCAGAAGCACATCCGCGACCGCGCGGAGTTGATCGCCGTAACGGAACTCGGTAACGCCTTCGAGGAGGCGGGCATGGTTGCAGCCAAAGACCTAGCGGCGGGTGGGCTCTTGATGGAGAAGAAGTGGCTTCACACGGGGGACGAGAGAGTTACCCCGGAATGCCGGGCGAACGCGGCGCGGGGCTGGGTTCCTCTCGCTGAGATCTTCCCGAGCGGCCACGGGCGGCCCCTGCGGTTTCCCGGCTGTCGCTGCGCGCTGTCGCGGCGGATGCAGCGGGACCGCTAGAAGCAGAACAGCCGGAGGAGATTGCTCTCCCCCGGCTCCCTTTGCTCGATAGATACGGCGGGTAGCCAAGCTGGTTAAGGCATTCCGTTTTCGCTCTGCCGGTTTGCACCCGCCCGCTCGCATCTCTGTCGCCTTCGTACTCTAACATGAAATGAGCCCTAAAGGTGATATCATGAGCCCACGAAAATGGTCACCGATCAGGCCGCCGAACGGCGCAGCGCCGCCAGCCGAAAAGCCGCTCTCGCGCGGTGGAGCAAGGTACGCTCCAGGGAGCGCCGCCCTCGAAAGCCCGCGACGATCAACGAGCAACAGCTGCGACGGCTAGCGGCGGCGATACTCCTGCGGGCGCTCGATGATCTGATCCTCCCTCCCGATACCAGCAAGCGGACCCCCGGCGAGCGCCAAGAGAGGGCCGAAGCCATCCGCAGCGCTGCGGCGTTCTTCTCACTCCAGCGGTCGCACGATTTCCGATGGGTCTGTCGAGCACTCGACCTTCGCCCCGGCCCTGTTCTTCGAGTGGTCTACGGGGACCGGGCCAGCCTGATCGAGCTTGTCGAGCGGATGCGCTACCACTACCTGGACGAAGGCTACACCCACCCAGGGCCGAGTGCGAGCGTGGTTAGAGCCCGCCAGACGCGGGCAATAGGAGGCCAGACCGAGTACGGACCGGTCTACATAGAGCGGCCTGGCCGCAAGCACTACCAGCCCTTCTGATCGAGTCGCATCCTTGGCAGCGGGCGCGACCATCCCCCCGTGCCGAAGAGCTTCGACCCCAAACGGACGCAGCGACGACTACGAGAGATCTTCGCCCGCGTCCGCAGTGCCGTTGAATCGACCGGCGCCCTGTCCCCCGAAGAGCTAGAGGCCGCGACCCGGAAGCTCGCGAGCGAGGCCGCCGAGATCATCGACAAGGGCAACTCGACCCGGCGAATCTTCGATCTCGTTCGCGAGAAGCTGAACGAAAACGCCGAGTCCAAGGGCTACGCCTGGGCTGTCGAGTGGTTCGCCGATTCCGTCGTCTTCGAGCGTGGCGGGTCCGACGAACTCTACATGGTGGACTTCGAGGTCTCCGAAGGCGAGACGGTCACGCTCGGCGAAATCAAGCGCGTACGACGGGTCTATCAAGAGATGGCCGTGGACCCGAAGCCGGTCCCGGCGCACGAGACCCGCGTCCGCACCACCGAAGCCGTACAGGTCGAGGCGCAAGAGTCGCTATCGGGCGGCATGGTGAAGATTATTCAGCCGGGAGAGGGATCAACCGGCAATTGGCTAGCGGAAACCCTCCGACGAGACGGGCCTCAGGCCTTCCCGAAGGGTACGCACATGTATTGGGATCACCCGACCGCCTCGGAGCAATTTGAGCTTCCCGAGCGCAGCGTCGAGCGGCTGGCGGCGACGCTTGCCGAAGATGCCAAGTGGATTCAGTCCGGCCCCGAGGGGCCAGGACTCTATGCGTCGATCGCTGTTCGCGAACAGTATTCCCAGTCCGTCCGAGACATGAAGGATTGGATTGGGGTATCGGTGCGATGCCGTGTAGGAATCAGCGAGGCCGGGGATATCGTTTCGATCGATCCCTCGGAATTCAACTCGGTGGATTTCGTCACGGTTCCGGGCGCTGGCGGCAAAGTCGTCGAAGCCTTCGAGAGCGCGGGCCGAGGCCCTGCCAAACCCTTGAAAACACAGGAGAACCAAAAGATGGACAAGGAAATCAAGGACGCCTTTGAAGCCTTGACGGCCAAGGTCGATGCGCTCGCAGAGAGCACGGAGGCCCAGGTCGGCAAAGCTGTCGAGGCCGCCGAGTCGGTCCAGGCCGCCCAGAGCGCCACCGACGAGCGAGTCTTCCGCAACGAGGCCCGCGAGGCCGCCCGCGCGGCGGTCGAGAAGGCCGACCTCCCCGAGGCCGCGAAGGTCCGGGTACAGGAGTCGATCCTCCGCAACGTCCCCAAGACGGACGCGGGCGAACTCGACCACGAGAAGCTGGCCTCCCAGGCCGCCGAAGCCGTGAAGCAAGAGAGCGAGTATCTCGCCTCGGTCACCGGCACCAAGATCACCGGCGAGGGTGGCAGCGCCACTGAGAGCGCCGACGACGCCAAGGAACTGTTCGAGTTCCACCGCGAGCGCCTCGTGCGCGAAGGCATGAGCGACGACGACGCCAAGGCCGCCGCCCAGCGGATGGCCGCCTAAGGGGCCGAAGCCCCCAACAACACAGGAGATTGACGCATGTCCCTCACTCAAGCGTATAAGCGCAACCACATCCTCCAGGTCGCTGCGGCCTCCGTCTCGGCGGGCGACGCGGTTCTCGTCGGGAACTTCCTGACCGGCATCGCCATCACAGACACGGACGGGGACGGAAACGTCGAGATCGATCTCGGCTACGAAGCCTCGTTCCACACCCTCTCGGTCGTCGGCGCGGACGGCAGCGGAAACGCCGCCATCGCGATCGGCGATTTCGTCTACGTGGACGGCTCGGCGGTCAACGCCGACGACGCCAACGGCGTCCTCCTGGGCATCGCCCTCGGAGCCGTTGCGTCCGGCGCCACGACTTCTATCGTCGTGATGCTGCTCCCCGGACCCACCGCCTAAGGGCGCTGAAGCATAGAAGGAGAAATCAAGAAAATGAACATGCTACAAGCCACGGGCGGCCAGTCTGCGAGCGCCGGGTTCACCGCCCCCACCGTCGAAAGCGCCAAGCGCCGCTTGGCCTTCGCGAAATCCATGGACGCCTGGGAGAGCGGACGGCTTTCGGGCCGCCAATTCGTCCAAGAGGCGATGAGTACCGACGACTTCCCGAACGTTCTCGGCGACACGCTGAACCGCGAGGTCCAGGAGGCCTATCGGACCTGGCCGAAGATCTGGGAGGCCCTGGCGGCCAAGCGCCGCGCCAAGGACTACCGGACGCTCAAGTCCTTCACGCCCAACTCGATCAACGGGCGCCTGGCCAAGGTCGGCGAGTTCGGCGCGAACTCCACGACTCAAAACAAGGCCGACCGTACCGCCGTGACCTACTCGGTGGAGGACTACGAGGGCCATGCGTCCCTGTCGCACAAGGTCTTCATCAACGACGACGTGGACGAGTTCTCGCGAATCCCGACCGATTTCGCCGAGGCGGCGGTCCACACGGAGGGCTTCCAGTTCTCCTCGACCTACGTCAACGCCTCCGGCCCGACCGGCCTTACGCAGCTGACCAGCAACCCGGTCTTCGGCGTCACCGGCCTGAAGGCCGCGTTCACGCAGATCCTCAAGTCCACCGATAGCGGCACCGGCGAGCCGATCATGATCGAAGCGCCGGTCTTGGTCATTGGGCCGGGCCTGGCGATCGACGCCGCCGAGGTCATCAAGGCCACCACGATCGAGATGAACACGGCAGCGGGCACCCGCAATCTGTTCACCGAGAACTGGGTCAAAACCATGATCGATAAGGTCGTGGTCGATCCCTACATTCCGATCATCGCCTCCTCGAACGAGGACACCATGTGGTGCCTGATCGCGCAGCCCAAGCTGGGCCGCTCGGCGTTTGAGGCCGCGTTCTTGAACGGCATGGAGCAGCCCCGCATCCTCATCAAAGCGCCGACGGCGCAGCGAGCGGGCGGCGGCGATCCGGCCTTCATGGATCGATCCTTTGAAGGCATGACGGTCGAGTATCTGGTGCGCCACACCTTGGCATTCGCGAAGGTCAACGCGCAGTACGGCTTCATGTCCAACGGTTCGGGCTCCTAGAGCCTGATGCGAGCCCCCTTCCTCCGGGGCACTAACGCCGCAAAGGGGGCGGGTCCTGCATTGCCCGCCCCCACCCCTCTCAGGAGATTCGATGATCCGCAAGGCAAAGAAGAAAGCCGCGGCGCCCGCCATGAAGACCGCAGCCCCGGCTAGGGAGAAGGCGAAGCGAGATCCGCTGCCCTGTCCCGCCACTGCAACGACCTCCACGGGCGAATGGCTGCAAGCGGTTTGCGCTCGGCTGGATCGAGTTATCGAGGCGCTGGATAAGTAGATGCCCTACAACTCCGCAGCCCTGGGGACGAATCAGAACAAAGTACGGCTCCTAATCCCCGATACCGACACAGCGAACGAACTCTTCGACGACGACGAGATCGACGCTTTCCTAAGCCTCCATTCGAGCAACATCTATCTCGCCGCCGCTGAGGCTTTGGAAGTCGCGGCGACGAACGAAGCTCTCCGACTGAAGGTCCAGAAGATCGTCGGGCTGGAGACGGACGGCGCGAAGCTCCTGGACGCGATCCGCAAGCGGGTCAGGTCTCTACGGGAGCGCGGAGCGTCCGGCGAAGGGGAAGCGACGTTCGGCGGCTTCGCTATTGCGAGCCCCGTGCTGACTCCGCAGCAAGCCGTAGACGTGGAGTGGAATCAAGCCCTCAGGAGCGGCTAGAGCGTGCGCCAAGCGACCAGAGCGCACCCGCAGCTAGAGGAGGCCGTCAAGCCGTCCCTAGAGCGAACGGCGACGATCCAGCGAGACCAGTCGGATCAGGACTCCGGCCCCCAGGTAGTGGAAGATTGGCAGGACCTCGCGGGGCATATCGACATTCCATGCTCGCGCGGGGCGGTCTCGACGATCACGAACGCCGAAGGCCGCAGCGCGGCCCTGACACTCGAAGCCAAGAGCTACCGCGTGCTGCTCTACGGCTGGCTCTCAACCGTCACGGTCAAGGACCGGATTGTGTTCGACGACGGGATTGTCTGCGGCATTCTCGGCGTAGAGCGACCGGCTGGCGGCGCGGACCTGACCTACATCCTGTGCGAGCGGAGGACGACGGATTGAGCTTCCAGACGCTACGCCACAAGCTCACCGCCCTCAAGCTCTCGGGGGCTGATCTGGCTCCCGCCGCGATGGCTGGTGGCCTGGAGATCGAATCCGAGGCCAAGGACCGGGCGCCCGTCGATACCGGCACGCTGAAGCGCGACGTGCATACCGAGGTAGAGACCTCGGGCTCGACCGCTACGGCGCTGATCGGCAACTCGAAGCAGGTGCCGTACGCCGCCCCCCAAGAGTTTGGGACCTCGAAGATGGCCGCCCAGCCCTACCTCCGCCCCGGCCTAGACGCGGGGAAGGCCGCCGCCGTGGATTCAGCCGGAGCCGCTATCAAGCATCTCGTTAGGAGTCGCGTATGAGCCTCGTGACCATCCGCGACGCCATCCGCGACGAGTTGGTAGACGCGGGCTCGAACAGCTACGCCCTAGTCGGCACGCGGGTCTTCTATCCGCCCTTTCCCCAGGGGCGGACCTTCCCGCTGCTGACGCTCCAGACGATCTCCGGGCGCCCAGAGCACACGATGGGCACGGCTGCCGGGAACGACGTCTTCTACCGGATTCAGATTTCGGCATGGTCTCCGAGGGCGGATGCCGCCCACGCCGCGCTGGAGGCCGCTATCGCGGATCTAGACGCCGCATCCTTGCTAGGCGTCGAGACAATGCGCCACGTGAAGTTCCGCAGCCTGAACCCCGAATTGTACGAGCCCGAGGCGGGGCTCTACATGATCTCGGCGGACTTTGAGTTGGTGCAATAGATGGCCTCGCAACCGATCCAAAGGCAACCCATCTGGCTCGGCAAGCTGCGGCTCGACGGGCAGATCAACTCGATCGACCTAGACAACCAAGTCGAGGTTGTAGACGCGGCCACGCTGGACGACAAGACGGCTATCGTCGCCGCCACGCGCTTCGGTTTCTCCATGTCGCTCTCGGGCTTCTGGGACACCGCCGACGCAATCGACGGCGAACTGCAAAGCGCGGTCGGTGCGGTGCGCCCGTTCTTCATTGACGTGGCGAATGCGGGAGAGGGCGGGGTGGCCTACGTAGCCAATCCGCTAATCCAGGCGCGGCCCTTCGGCGGCTCGCACGGCCAACTTAACGGCATGTCTATCGCGGGGCTGGCTTCGGAGGTCCCGGCTATCCGGGGAATCCTGGAGTGCATGTCCGAGGGCATCTCGGCGTCCCGCAACACCGGGGGCTCTCAGCTTGGCGCGGTCGCCACGGGCTCGAAGCTCTACGCGGCGATCTCGGTCTCGGGCGGTTCCTCGATTGACCTGGACTCCAAGGTCGTCTCCGACGATAACGGCTCATTTTCGAGCGCAACGGATCGAATTACGTTCGCCAACCTGACGGACCTCGGATACGAGTGGGCCTCGGTTGCCGGACCCATCACGGACGACTACTTCCGCGTGGAGTTGACCGTCAACAGCGGAACCGACCTCGACGTAGCGGTAGCTATCGGGATTTTGTAGGAGACAGACATGGCAAGCCTAGCCCTCAACGACGCCTTTGTATCGCTCGCCGGGACCGACATCTCGGCATTCGTCGAGTCGGTCGATTTGGACTATCAGGTCGAGACCGACGACGACGCCGCGATGGGCGACGACACCGCCATTGTCGCGGCAACCCGCGAGAACTGGTCCGTCTCGATCACGGCCAAACAGGACTACGGGGCCTCGCAACTCGACTCGGTGCTCTGGGCGGCGGCCAGCGGCAAAGTTGCCGTTGCGCTGATCGTGCGCCCGACCTCGGGCGCGGTCTCGACCTCCAATCCGGAATTCACCGGCAACGTCATCCTCACGAACTACAAGCCGATCGCGGGTTCGCACGGCAGCCTGGCGCGTACTCCGATCGCGCTGGCGCCCGCTAGCGATCTCGCTCGAGCGACCTCGTAGCCATGACGCTGAAAGAGAAGCTAGCGAGCGCGAAGGAGCGACACTCCCAGACCGTCGAGATCGACGACCTAGGAGCGGTTGAGTTCCGCGCCCTGACGTGGGGCGAACAGGCGGACGTTGAGCAAGAGGACGACCCAACCAAGCGGGCGTACCTTTGGCTCGCCGCTCTCGCCCGCGATCCCAAGAGCGGGGAGGCTCTTTTTGAGGCGACCGACGAGGGCTACCAGGCTTTTCGCGCGCTCCCCTTGGATCTGGCGGGAAACCTTCTACGGGCTTGCCGTGAGGCCCAGGAGAAAGGTCGAGCGAAAAAAAACTCTCCAGCCAAGAAAAGCTCACGTACGCAATCGCGAGCCGCCTAGGAATCGGCGTCCAGGAAGTCCGAAGGCTGCCCGCTGAAGAGATTCACGGGTGGCTTTCTTTTTGGGCTGAAGAGAAGCAGGAGAAGGAAGAGGCGGCTAAGAGAGCGGAGATGAAAGCCGAGTCCGATCGAATGAAGGGCGACCTCAAGAGGGCCGTACGATGACAATCGACGAACTTGTAGTCGGCCTAAGGCTCGACGCCTCCAAGTACAACTCCGGCCTGACCGCTGCCGAGCGCCGCTCGGGGACGTTCAAGACGAAGGCCGACTCGGCGGCGAAGTCCGCCACGGGAGTCGGCACGGCGGCGGCGCGGTCGGCTACCGGCCTCGGCAAAATGTCGGGCGCAAGCTCCGGCGTTAGTTCCGCTCTCGGCGCGATCGGATGGGGGGCGGCTATCGCCGGGGCTGGCGCAGTCGGCGGGGCCGTCGTCTCGATGTCTGCCGACTTCGAAGCCTCCATGAACAAGGTGAAGGCCGTCACCGGGGCAACCGGAACGACCTTCGAGGACCTGGAGCAGCAAGCCCTCACGCTGGGATCGACTACCAAGTTCTCCGCCTCCGAGGCCGCGGAGGGAATGGGCTTCCTCGGCATGGCGGGCTTCGACGCCAAAGAAATCATCGCGGCAATGCCAGCGGTGCTGGACCTTGCCGCAGCGGGGGCTATGGATCTCGGCACGGCGGCGGACATCGCCTCCAATGTGATCAGCGGGTTCAACCTAGAGGCCTCGGAGTCTGGGAGGGTTGCGGACGTTCTGGCGCTGACGGCGGCGAGCGCCAATACCAGCGTTACTCAACTCGGCCAGGCTATGAGCTTCGCGGCCCCCGTGGCCGCCTCCATCGGCGTCTCCCTCGAAGAGACGGCGGCGGCCATCGGCAAGCTATCGGATGCCGGTATCCAGGCGACGCGGGCCGGGACCAACGTTCGCGGCATGCTGTCCGGGCTGCTGGACCCGACCAAGGAAGCTACTGCCGCCCTGAAGGGAATGGGGCTCTCGCTCACTGACGTGGACGTGCAGGCCCAGGGGCTCCCCAGTGTCCTGGAGAACCTTCGCGGAGCCAACCTGGAAGCCTCGGATGCGGTGAAGATCTTCGGGCGCGAGAACGCGGCGGCGGCCCTGGTTCTGACCAACTCGCTCCCCGGCTACGACAAGCTCCTGGAAAAGGTCAAGGCCGCAGAAGGGTCCTCCGAGGACATGGCCAAGACCATGAGTGACGGTCTGGCGGGGTCGTTCAAGGAAGCCCAGAGCGCCGCCGAGGGGTTAGCCCTTGCGATCGGCGACAGCGGACTTACGGGGGCGTTGGAAGGGTTGACTGATGCGGGCTCGGAGTGGATTCGAGAGCAGACGACGATCGTCCGAATGGCCCAAGACTGGGTTCGGGATATCCGGGAAGCCGAAGGGCTCGTCAACAAGCTGAGGGCCGCGTTCTCGAACTGGGCTACGGTCTCGAAGGATGTTGAGCAGCGCATGGCCGAACTCGGTCCCGCGACCGCAGACGTAGCCCTAGAGGCCGCCAACGCGGAATTCGCCGCTACTCAACTCGCCGACGCCGAGAAGGCTGTCGAGGAAGCCACGAAGGGCGCGACCAGCGAGGCGAACAAGAACGCCAGCGCCGTCAAGAGCGCCGGGACCGCTGCGAAGGAAGCGGCTCCGAAGGTCAAGGACCTGGCCGACAGGTACGAGACGTGGATGGGGATGGACTGGGAGACCCTAGAGGACGGCTCCCTGATCCCCAAGAAGATCAAAGAGAACACGCCTCCGGCCACCGTCGCAATCGGCGAGCTAGCGGACGCCTACGGAGATCTCGGCGGGGCGCTAAAGCCTGTCGTGATCGATATGGAGAAGCTGGACCCGATTGTCGCCAACGGCCAGAAGTCGCTCGAAGACTACCAGAAGGCCGTAGACGACTCGGTGGTCTCGGTCATCGATCTGTCGGCCAGTATCGCGAACGTCGGGACAAGCGCCTTGGAGGCGCTGGTTAATGGTGGGTCTCCGATCCAGGCGGCCACGGACGTACTGAAAAACCTTGCGCTCAACGTCATCAATGACTTGCTGATCGGCGCTCTAAATAAGCTCCTCGGCAAGCTCAGCGAGGTCTCCATCGGATTCGGCAATGTCTTCGGCAGCGGCTCAAGCGGTGGGTCCATCTTCGGCGGTGGTGGCGGCGGTGGCGGTGGCGGCGGCGGGCTCCCCGGCCTCGGCGGAGGCGGCGACCCCATCACGGGGGCGATTACGGCGGGGGCTAGCGTCATCGGCGCGATCGGCACGATTCGCCTCGAAGGCACTATGAACGCCGTCGAGTTGAACACTCGACAGACGAAGATCCTGTTGGACCAGCAACTCCACGAGGTCGGGTTCTTCCAGAACGACGTACTCCAAGACATTCGCGGGCAGCTGATGTTCGTGAACGATTCGCTGGATTCGATCAAGGGCGGCGTGCCTATCTCTGGGCTTTCGGGCGGCGGCGGCGGCCAAGTTGCGGACGCGGTCGCGTCCGGCACGTCCTCAGGCATTCAGCAGACGGTAGGCGGCGGAGTCCCCACGGTCGAGGTCAGCTTCTCGGGCAGCACGCCGGGGCGGAGCCGGAGCGGGCAAGGCGGAGGCGGTGCCGGGGAGATCGTGAGAGATCCCGAGACCGGGATCACCCGGATACCCGACAACTTCCGGGTGCCGGGCGGGCGCGTTCCGGGCCGCTCGCGCTCCGGGACTCAAGAGTCTCTATCGGGCTCGGAGATTATCGACCGCAACCCGCTGGGCGTCTTGGCCGCGATGGCCGGGAACCCGCTGGCAAACCTCGCGACCGGCAGCGTATTCGCACCCGTGCGGGTGGAGGTCGAGTCCTCCCCTGAGACCGATCAGCGGCTCGACGAGCTAACCGACGCGATCGTCGAGCAAGGCGAAGGGACACAGGAAGTTTCGTCGCCGTCGATCGAGGCCCGACTGGATCGCATCGATTCGCGCTTTGAGTCCATGATGTTGAGGCTAGAGCAGGTCCTGGGGCGCCCGATCAATATCGAACTAGACGGCGACCGCGTAGGCCGCGCCTCGATGGGGTTTCTAGAGAATTCGCTGGAGGCCGGATAGGTGCCCTCGTTCGTCTCACAACTCGGGACGGCGAACTCGCAACTCGGCTACGTTCAACTCGGCGTCGCCGGGTCGTCGGTTGGGCTGGAGGTCTCGATCGGCGGCACGACTCGCCGGGTCTTGCAGCGCGGTACGCGATTCACGCTAGAGAATCCTATCTCCACCGCGCGCCTGATCGTCAATGACTTCTCGGCGTCTCTCACCATTGCGAACCACGCCGAGGTGGTCGTGACGCTGAACGGCTCTACGCTCTGGCGCGGCATCGTGATCGAGCGCCGCATGTCGGCGCGCGGGCTCGCTTCAGGGCAGCGCCGCTGGTTCCTGGAGTGCGCCTCCCATGCTTGGCTGTTCGAGCATCCGCCCGCTCTGATCTCGTCGTCCTACAGCGCCGAGACGGACCAGAACATCGTGATCGCGCTGGTGGCGGCGGCGGGCCTCGATTCCGTCATCACGGCGACGACCTCCACGATCGACGAAGTAAAGACCGGGCTTACGGTCCCGTTCGGGCCGAATGAGACGCTACGCAGCGCTCTCGATCTAATGGCCGAACTGTCGGGGGCTATCTGGCATCTCGACATGGATCTCGTCTTGCACTGGAATAGCAAAGCCAACGCCGACAGCGCACCGTGGGACATCTCGGACGACTCGACCGACGTAATGGACTTGGAGCTATCGGAGCGGTTCGACAACCCGATCAACTCCGTGAAGGTCGTAGGCGGCGAGGACGGCGCGGGGCTGATCTTCACCGCGACCGATTCGGACGCTACTTCCATCAGTGCGTACGGGACGTTCTTTAAGGCGCTGGAGGACGCCGGGTGGATCACTCAGAGCGTGGTAGACGAGATCGCCGACACCGCGATAGCCGACTCGAAGGACCCTCGGAAGCACGTCACGTTCAAGACTCGGAAGGAGTCGCCGGGGATTCTGAAGCCGAACCAATTGATAGAAGTGACGCACTCGGCTTTCGGCTTGAGCGCCGAGCCTCTCTTGATCCGACGCGTCGAGGTCGAGGCGCAGTCCTCTACGCAGCGTCTCTACCGCGCCGAGGCTGGAGACCGCCGCAACCGACTCGACGCGCTCCTGCGACGCCTGAGAGCGCAAAGCAGGGTAGCCCAGCAGCTAGAGACCATCCGCTGCGGGCGATTCGACGGCGGGGCCAACACGCGCGGGGACCTTGGCCTCCCGACCGATTTCGTCAGTATCCAGGACATGACAGTCTCGCTCTGGATCTACCCGTACTCGAAGCCTTCCGGCACGGCGGCGCAACTCTTCCAGGCGTCCGATGGAAATACCGAGGGCTGGGTCCTGGAGTGGACGACGGACGACAAGATCCAATGGCGAAAAGCTCGCTCTCCGTCTACGTCGTCAGAACATTACCGCACCGACGCGGGGCTCATTCCACTGAATCAGTGGACCCACATCATGGTGGTTTCGCAGTGGTCCGCGCCTAGTACCGAGCTCTACATCAACAACGCGGTCCCAAGCTACGACGTGAGCGACGACGCAACCGTTAATCCGGGGCCGTCAAACACTCAGGACGTGGAGTTTGGGCGCTACCTCGACGGGGCAATCTCGACGCTCGCGGTTTGGGAAGACGTACTCACGGCGGACGAACGCGCCATCGTTTCCAACCGCCCGCATAGCGGGACGATCATCACGGCGGACGAGGAGCTATCCACCAACCTCCTGGGCTTGTGGGAGTTGGATGAGTTCGAGGATGGCGAGACCGCCACCGGAACGGATGCCTGGGCGGACAGTAGCGGGGCGGGGAGCCACGCCACACCGACCAGCAGCCCCGCTGGCGTAGATATCGCATGGGCGCCCTAGGAGACTCAAATGGCCTTCGTAAAGACGAGCAATAGGCAAATCGTAAACGCTGATCGTATCCTCTCCGTGGAGATTGCGCGACAGACGACTACAACCGTGGATCTGCGAATGCAGCTAGACGGCGGGGGCGTTTCGCGCCGGGACCGCCGAGGAAAGATGCTCCGCAACCTAACGGACGTGCAGGCCAATATAGTCCTCGCTATGGTTGGGCATCAGGTCAGCCGGGACGGCTCCAATGTGGCTAGCATGGCAGCCTTGCCGTGAGCCCAAAAAGGGAGTATTCTGGCCCCATGACAGAGACTCCCTTCCACGTCGTCAATACCGTTGTGCTCTCGCCTCGCGAGATCATGATCGGCACCGGCAAACCCGGCCTCGATGAGGTCGAGCTAAAACCCGGATTCGTCACCTGCCGGGGCCACCGCCCCGTATCCGAGCAACACCACGGAGCCAAGCTAGGCGAGCGGTTCCAAGAGGCTCGGGACTTCTACGTGCAACAGGCCCTTGAGTTCATCGGCGTCGTCGATGAAGCCGAGGTTTCCGAGATCAAGGCGGCGGTCGCAACCGCTCGCGAGGTCCTGGAGCCCGCCTTCGGGCCGCTGATCGTCATTGCCGAGAAGGACGGGCTAGGCCTGTGCTTCCCCGAGTACCAGATCGAAGACGGCTTGATGGAGAACAACCCGATGCGCGGCGCCCGCCCGCTCGTCTGGGACTCGGGCTACGTGCTGGAGAATCCCGACGCGGCGGACGAGATCGGCTCGACGATTGCCGCAGACCTCATCGATCGGGGCATCGCGGTTCCGGGTCCTCTGACGGTGAAGCTGCGGGCCGATCTTCGCAAGAAGAATCAAGAGCTTCTGGCGGCTCAGTTGGCTCCGAAGCTGGCGAACCTTTCCGAGATCCCCGTCCTGGGGTGACCTCGTAGGTTCGGACCTCCCCATCCTCATCGACCACGAAAACGCTCTCGGCGCTTCCGACCTTCATTCGGACCAGCGTCGGGGGCGTTTTCATTTGCCCGCCGCTGCTCGTAGGACGCCGCGCAGTCGCTTGTCGCCAGCCCGCAGCACCCGTAGAAGCTCCTCGACCAGCGCGCGCTCAGGGCCGCTCGTGACGGCCACGGATCGGGCGGACCTCCCGTGGCTCAAACTCGTCAACATCGCGCGGGCGTCGGTCATGCGATCCGGGGGGATCAACTCGTAGAGTTCGGCGGCCTCGCGCATCATCGCGTCTACCGTAGTGCCGCGCTCTTCGGCTAGAGCCGTCCAGTGCTCCGCCTCCTCGACCGTGCCTCGGAAGAAAATGCGGCGGGGGTTCTCGGAAACTTTGGTCATTGCTCTCAGTGGCCCTCGATCTTTTCGAGCTTGTATTTGGTTGTTGCGTCCTGGAGGATGGCGGCCTCGAATGCCCAAACCTCCCCGGCTGCCAGCCCACTCACGTTGGCGAAGGCGGTCCCAACCTTCTCATCGGCGTCGTTCAAGAGCGTAAAGGTGACGCTGACATAGCTCTTATCCTCGCCCGAAGTATTCCGAATTCTCCCGACGATGAGGCGATTTCCGAACTGGCCTAGCTTGGATGAGCGCTCCAGTAGCTCAAATTCGGCGGCTTTCGCCGCAGCTAGTCGCTTTGCTTCAGCCTTCCTGTCGGCCTGCTCGTGCCTCTCCTTGAAACGCGCATCTTCCTGCCTAGCCCGCTCAATAGAGGCTCGCCGCTCGGGCGTCGGGCCGAACATTGAGTCCAGCAAGATGACGCCAACTATAAGCAATAGGGGGACGCCGAGGCATCCACCGACCACGGTTCTGTTTTTCATGAAAATAGCCTCAAAATCCCTCTAGATTTTACTGAAATGAAGCTCGTTTCTCGTTGAAAATGTGGACCTTCTTGCAATACGGGGGCGCTTGCTGTATAACCCTGACCGAGGCTCGCAATTAGGCGAACCCCCGCAGAAACCCCTGGATTTTTCAGGCGCGCACTGCGCGCCACTCCTTGTCCCCCAGGAGAAGTAGCCGAGGAGGGATGGGATGGATTCATCATTTCGCAGAGAGCAATTCCGCGCTATTCGTATCGCCGTGAGGGCCATCAGGGTTCTCCTCCAGGATCTCGAACGACAGATTCGATCGCTCGAACGAGGACAAGCGCGTCCTTCCTGCGAGCCGGAGAAGCTGAACGGAGCGCACTCAGGACGGACCTGATAACCCTTTCCTCTTCGTTTGATTTCGGACTCCACTCGTCGTCCTCGGGCGGCTCCGGGGCCGGTGCGTCCGGGTCCACGGACTTGATGTAGTCCCGAAACGCTCGCTCGCATAGCGAGTCCCATGAGCGCACCTGCGCCCTGCGCTTCTTCTGTTCATGGAGGAAGTCGCTCACCGCCGCGTGGGTAGTGGGGCGCAGGCGTATTGTTGTCCGGATCTTTTCCGCCAAGGCAAATCTCTACTTGACTCTCTTGCTGTCGCAGTGTAATGTAGTCATGACAGCAATCCGCTGCGACAACATTACAGCCCGCAAGGACCGAGAGAGTATGCCACAGAAGCCGCGTCGAATCACTACACGCATGAACGAGGACCTGTCCAATCGGGTCCGAGCTTTCCTCTACCGAACAGGGCAGCGAGACACCGACCTCCAGGACGTTGTAGACGAGGCCGTTGAGCGCTGGCTGAAGGATGCACGGGAAGCAAGGAAGGCCGCCTAACCATGCGTAAACCTTGCCACAGATCCGAGTCCGCATCTACGGGGGAAACCCGCCCTGTTTTTGACGCCGACCGCGTTCTACGCGAGCGCTGCCAGGCCATGCGCCTGGATTACGAGGAATGGAAGCAAGCCGAGAGCGGCTCACGGGCCGAGCTTGCGGACATCCTCTCGGAACTCTCCGAGCGCCGGGTGACCGAGCGGTCCTTGGAGAAATGGCTTTCCCCCCGTAGCAATCGACCGATGCCCCCCTGGTGTGAGTCGGCCTGGTGCACGGCGACCCGCTCGACGCGAATCAAGAACGTTGACGCGGGTCGCCTCGGGGGCCGGTTCGTCGGGCCTGACGACGTGCGGCTGATCGAACTCGGAAAGGCTGACTTGCAGGCCTACGCCTGGGGCCAGCGGCACAGGAAGATGCGCGACGAGCTTGGGCTGGAGGCAGCGTGAACGCGCTACGCACTCCCGAGCGCGTCGAGGCGGCTGTCTCGGAGGCCCTGGACCGTCTCGGCGATGACGACAAGCTCCGTGAGCAGCTTTCCATGCTCTGGGGGCGCCTGGTCGCCGACGTAGAGCTTAAGGCTCACCGCGCGAGAGTCGAGGCGGACGTACGGGCGCGGTTCCGCGTCACTCGTCGAGACCTTGACGACCGCCCCGATTCCGATGCATGGCCGGGAGAGAACGAGCCGCACGGATTCCACCTGACCGATATGCCATGCGGGCCGTACGACAGGGGGCCGCAGTAATGAACCTCCTAGTTTTCCTCGCCATCTTGGCTATCTGCCTCGCGGACAGAGCCTACCAGAGGTCCGCACGATGAGCGCCCCGAACTGGAAGCCCGAAGTAGATCGGGCGATTCGAGCCCACTACTACGGAGAGATCCAAGACGAACTCTTGGCGGTCGTGTTGCCGGTCGCGGATCTGGTCGCCTTAACGGACGGCGTGGGCGTCGTAGAGATCCCCGACGCGGCGGCAGTCGCGGCTTGTGATCTGGTCGAGCTAGAGACGGGTGGGATTGACGGATTTGCGAGGGCTGAATGAGCACCGTAGTCGAATTCAAACCCCCGACCGCGATCGAGGAAGAGGCCGAGGACTTGATCGCTCGGGTGGCCGCCATGCGCCTCCCGGTTCGCCAGGCGGACTGCGAATCATTCCCCGGAGACTGGACGTTCTACGACGAGAACGGGCGGGAGATGACTACGCACCGCGCCTGGTACCGGAAGCGCTGCGGGCTCGTCGGCGAAGCCTACTCGATCAAGCGGCTACGCGCGGAGAGGCTGTGGGGCTCTGCCGGTCTGGTGGTAACCGCGATCGACGTAGGCGAGTGCTGGCTCCCGGAGCCGACCGAGAAAGACTGTCAAGCCTGGTGCGACGTGATCCGCTTGGCGCGGCGGTATTTCGATCAGGACGAGGGCGATGAGCCCTGGGGCGGGGAAGCGGCATGAAGCGCCCACCAGCCCCACACCTAGCCTGCCAGCGCATCCGCTGGGCGCGCGAGGGCGGGAAGGACCCGTTTCTCAGCCGCAAGAACAAGGCCCCCAAGCACACGGAGCCGGGCCGGGGATTTGTCAAGGCTGAACTCGGGAAGAACGCCCGTAAGTGGATGGAGTCTCTATGAGCGCCCTTCGCCAAGTCTGCGACCTTCGCCCCCCGTCTGGCGAGATCGTTTCTCAATCTGTGCGCGAGCGGATGTACCGGAAGCTCAGCCGCCAGACAGAGGCCGATAGAGCCGCCCTGCGGCGCTTGGACGTAGAGGCGCGAGCAATGGAGCGGCAGGAGCGAGAGAGGGCCTACAAGGCCTCCAGGAGCGCGGATCAGATCCGCGAGACGACCCTCCGGTTCTACCGGATGCGGGATTGGCTGAGAGCGCGAGGAGCGAAGTGAGCAAGGCCCCCCAAGGAATGATGTGGTACCCGGAGGCGTGGCTCTCCTCCCCCGACGTGATGGTCATGTCTCCCGAGGCGCGATCGGGGTACTTCGACATCCTCTGCGCCATGTGGTTAGCCGGTGGGCGGCTCAAAAACGACGACAAAACCCTCCAACTTTTGTCGCGTTTAGATCGAAAAACTTGGCGAAAGGTTCGCGATTCAATCGTTAGTAAACTTCACGAAACGGAGGACGGTTTTGTCCAGCAATCGCGCCTTTCTGAGGAGTTCGCAAGGACCGAAAAACTCCTAAGCGATAGAAAAGAAGCAGGTAAGGCCGGAGCCAAGAAGCGATGGGGTGGCGGTAGGCCCAATGGCAAAGCTAATGGCAAAGCTAATGGCGGTGCTATCGATTTGCCACCCGGTTTGCCAATACAAACCGAAACCGAAACCGAAACAAGAGAGAGAGGAAGACCTCTCTCTACCCCCCCAAACCCCCCTGTCGGGGGGCCGGATGAATGCAGGCGGATCTGGGATCAGATCCGAGTGGCGTACCCGAATGGACACAACCCCAAACCGGCCCTGGCCGCTCAGGCGTTCTTCGGTCGAATGATGGCCTTGGGTGGCGGGCGGGAGCCCGAGGAGTGGGCCGCTCAAGCGCTCGCCGACCTTAAGGCGAAATGGCTACCGGCGTGGAAGGCGGGGCGGATGGTTCCCGATCTCCACACCTGGGCTCGGGACTACGACCCTGATGCGGATATCTCACCGCCCAACGCCGAGGGTGATGAAAAACTCAGCCGCGCTCTACGGGCTGCCGGGGAGGCCGCCTAATGCAACCCGATATCCACGTCTGCCTGGAGCAGGTAGGGCGCTTCGCTTGCCTCGACGGCTACTACCGGCAAGAAGAGCAGCGGGTCGAACTTGCTCGCGCCCTGAGGGCGGCTGCGAGGTCCGAAGCCCACGCTAAGGCGATCGTTGACGAAGTGATACATAGCGAGACGAGATGCCCGAAGCCAGCCCATTTCTACGGGCTGAACCAAGCTCAGCCGGGCGCCGACGAGGGGCCGCTGTGCAAGCTCTGCGGCGGCACGAGGCCATCGGATCGCAAGATCACCTGGCCCTACTTGGTGACCGCTCGCGACGGGCGGGAGATCGAGCGGAAGCGGATGCCGCTAAAGCCCGCCGAGATCGTCGTTGACGGCGAGGCTGTAGGGGCGGAGTCGGACCTGTACTGCTACGCGGTCGAGAGGGCCGCGCGGAAGTTTAAGGACGCATGGTTTGACCGCGTCGAGAAGGCGCAAAAGATTCCGCCCGAGCATGTGCGCGGGCGGTTGGGGCAAGCGTGGTACGAGGTCCAGGAGCCTTGCCCGCGATGCTCCCCGAATGACAGGAACGGAGGATAGACCGGAATGGTAGAACTCACAAACTGTGCGATCAAGAGCGGCAAGTTGACGAGCCACGAAGGCTCGGACGGGCCGTACATCAAGTGCGAGTTAAAGCTGGAGGCGGACCTAACGACGGAGGCCTCCAAGGCGCTTGCCTGCGAAGGCGCGCTTGCGGACGGTCTCCCGGCCTTCACGATCCCGAAGACCCGGATCAAGAAGGGCGGCGACAAGAAGAACCCCCACGCCCTGGAACTCTTCGACGGCGACGGGAACGGCGCCCTAGCGATCCCGTACTGCTCGGTCCATGCGATCAAGGCGAAGAACAGTGGAGGGCTTGCCCGAGCGGACATCACGGTCCACGTGAACGACCCGCTGGCTCACGCGGTGATCGAATTCGCGACCGAGAAGTCCGGCATGGTCGGGAGCGTGCGGATGGACGCCTCGGAGAGCGCTGATCCGGAGCAAACGGAACTCGCCGCGTAGCTATGACGATCGAGCAGCAGAGGAAGGCGTTTCAGGTCCGCTCGCGGCAGATGCGACAGAGCATCCTAACCCGCGAGCGGGAACGCTCGGAGAGATCCGGGAAGGCCGTCACGCTGACCATGACGCTGTACGAGTGGCGAGAGTTCTTGATGGACCGGCGAGCCCGGAGCATTGGAGAGAGCTTGGGGTGGATCTGCTGTTACTGCCGCTCGCTGACACGCGTAGGGGGCATCAGCGTAGACCACGCAAAGCCCCTGGCGCGTGGCGGTAGTAGCGATCGGGACAACCTGGCCGTCTGCTGCCGCCGCTGCAACAAGCTCAAGGGAAACATGCTGGCCAAAGACTTCAAAGCGCTTATGCAGGCGCTCTGGGACATGGATGAACGGTCGGCCTCGGATGTCACGCGGCGGATGCTGTCGCAGCGCCAGCACGGTTGGGGCGGCAAGGCAAAGAAGGAGGAAGGGGATGGCAAACGCGAAAACGATACTACTTGAGACGACGAAGGTCCCAGTAGGCCGGAGAATTACCTCTATCCAGGGGTTGCTGGCCCGCAGACAGCCCACGCTACAAGGCAATCGGCAACAGCATGGCCGTCCCGGTTGTGCGCTGGATTGGCGAGCGTATCGACCACGTAGATAAAGCGACGCGGAGGGCGGCATGAACGCAGGAGCAAAGGGATACCGCAACGAGCGGAAGACGATCGCTCACTTTGAGGCCCTGGGTTACGAGTGCGTTCGCTCCGGCGGTAGCAAGGGCGTCTTCGATTTGGTCTGCATCAGCAGCACGGATATCGTCCTGGCTCAAGTCAAGAGCAACCGCAACGTGGGGCCTGATGAGCGGGAGGCTATGAGGCAATTTCCGGCCCCGCCGAACGCTCGGAAGCTGTGTGTGCGGTGGGACGACCGGAAGCGACAGCCGCGAGTGACGGAAGTCTAGGCGGTGGGGGATCGAGAGGGAGTGGAGGTGGAGATCGAATGCCAGGACTAACTGGAGCAATGGCCCGATGCGCGGACGCCGTGTCTTACCTGCAAAAGTCGGGGCAGTACCGAGGCGGCGGGGGCGGTAGCTTCGCCTACTCGACTGAATCGGACGTGAAGCGCGAGTTCCGGCGAGCCTTCGCGCGGCACGGGATTCTCTTCTCGATCTCCGAGGAGTCCATCGAGACCAACCCGCACAAAAAGGCGGACGGGTCCAACTCGGGATACCTGACGACTGTCAGCCTGAAGTTCACGCTGACCCACGTCGAATCCGGCGAGTGGCTGGAATTCCGAGGCAGCGGTACGGGCTACGACTCGACAGATAAGAGCGTCGGGAAGGCGTACTCCTACGCGGTCAAGACGTGGCTGCTGAACTCGTTCCTTGTCGAGACCGGAGAGGACAACGAGCGCGACGACAATGACGAGCAGATCCACGCGGAGGCGATCGAGGATTCGTTCACTCAACTCCGCAAGAAGCTGATGGCGATGCGGCCCGCCCAGGAGAAGGGGAAGACGGGGCCAGGCGCGCGCGCCTACGCGGATGCACTGGCGAAGTTTAAGTCCCGCTCGGGCCACGAGGTAACCCACACGTCTGAGTTCGTCAACCGGGCCGATGCTGTAGCTTGCCGAATTTTCCTGGAGCGCCTGATCGAGCAGTGGGTCAAGGAAGACTTCGAGGCCGAGGGGCCACAGAAGGCGTCCATCCACGGCGTGGACCCTCCCGACCCCAAGAAATCGCGGCGCACCAAGGCCGCCAAGAAGTCCCCGTCCGCTGGTTCTCCCGACGGGACCGAGCAACCCGAGCAAGCGTCGCGGGATGCAGACTCGGGTTGCTCGTTAGCGGACTTCACGGAGGAAGAGCAGCAGATGGTTCGCGAATGGCTCGGCCAGGAGCACGGACCCCAGACGCCGGAAGAGGCGGACGCCTATCTCGCCAAGTGCGGGAAAAACCCAGGCCAGGTGATCGAAGAGATGCGCGCGTGGAGGGAGTCGCGATGAAGGAGCGACCGATTCCATTCAATGGCGAGATGGTCCGCGCGGTTCTCGCGGGGACGAAAACGCAGACGCGGCGGATTGTCAAAGAAAGGCCTGTAGCTTCTGGTGTGGGGTGGAATCAGTGGTGGTCCGAGAAGGCTCAGGCCCACGTCAAGGACGAGCACTATGCCAAGCTCCACTGCCCCTACGGCGTTCCCGGCGATCGGTTGTGGGTTCGCGAGACCCATGCAACATCACAATTTGACGGGAGGCCTGCGCGGCGCGTGGCTTATCGGGCTGACGGCACCTATGGGGCATGGTCGAGCGACGGAGAGGATCGCCACTTCATTCGCCACGGACAGGACTACCGGCCATTCGCCGTCAATAGACAGGATCGGTTGATGCACCCGGCCTACTACGGGGACAAGTGGCGCCCATCAATCCACATGCCGCGCTGGGCCTCCCGCATCACGCTCGAAGTGGCCGACGTGCGCGTCGAGCGGGTTCAGGACATCAGCGAGGCGGACGCGAAGGCGGAGGGCATTAGCCCTCTCTTCTCGAAAGGTGAGATAGGAAGAGGAGCATCGTACCGCGCCGACATTGATATCGACCCGATGCCTTGGACTAACTATCTGTGGCATGGAAGGGTGGGGTTGACGCGGGCTCAGATCGAGGGATGGCATCACCAGTACAGCAGCTACAAAACCGCAATCGGGTCGTTCTCGTCGCTCTGGGAACTTATCAACGCCGATCGCGGCTTTGGATGGGCCGAGAACCCCTGGGTTTGGGTGGTCGAGTTCAAGGGAGTGGAAGGGGAGGGGCAGTTATGAGGCACTGCTCTGTCTGTAAATCACCCGCTCCGATTGGCTGGACCCGTTGCCACGAGTGCAACCGCAGGCACCAGGCGGAGCGAAGGCGTTTGCGTATTCCCCTGAAGTCCCCGCTCGCCGAGCGCATCAGGGATCTCAAGGAACGCCGTCCATATCTAAGCCAGCGGGACATAGCGCGGATTCAGAAGTGCGACCAGACCACAGTCAGCGCGGCGCTGAGGGGATTTCCCGCAGCGGTGGAGGCACGATGATCGGACGACTTGCGGCCCACATGCGGGCACTTGAGGAAGCGGACAAGCAGCGCAAGGCACAGCTTGAGCACGAACTCGAAGTGCGCGGGCTATCGCCGTTGCGCGTGCCGAAGGTGCACATCATAGGGCTAGGCGTCATGGTGCTGGCGACATTGGCGGTTGGGTGGATCGGAGGGGCGGCATGAGCGACAAGGATCGACTACTGACTGGCGTGATCGAGTGGAATAGGTGGCGATTCGGAGACGGCGTGGGGCATCGACCGAACCTCTCCGGGGCGGACCTCTCCGTGGCGGACCTCTCCGGGGCGGACCTCTCCGGGGCGGACCTCTCCGTGGCGGACCTCTCCGGGGCGGACCTCTCCGTGGCGAACCTCTCCAGGGCAAACCTCTACGGGGCGGACCTCTCCAGGGCGGACCTCTCCAG